ATACATCAAGATATTAAAAGAAATAAAAGACGGTGTATTGATAGAAAGCCAAAAGAAAGATAACAACTTGCCAAAGCATAGATAATGTGATACAATTATTTTGGTGGTAGTAAGCCACTGATTTACCCCTTTAGTTAAAGAATAGGTTTGTTAGTTTACCTCCTATTCTTTTTTTCTTGCTTTTTTATTCCTTTCTTGTTATAATGGATTCAATAGGAGGTAGATTGTTATGGTTAAAATATTAACGATTATCTTAGCTATATTATTCACAGGCATATTTCTCTTTTTATGTCTTTTTTTGTTTATTTTAGCTAGTATTGCAGATGACTATTGGGATGAAGTAAAAGCAGATTTGGAGCAAAAGAAATGACCAGGGAAGATCTAACATATTGTGAATTTATCGACCAGTATTTACGCTTCGTTTTGTATGACGATTTTTGCCAGAATTGTAATGTAATTAAAGCTTACTTTAATAAACTAGATAATGCTGGCAAGAGATTTTACAAATGGTATGTATATGCCAATGTATTTATTGACGAGCAGAGAAAAAATCTCATCTGGCAATTTCTTAATTGTGATGATGTAAATGTTTATGAACAGTTATTGCGAAGATACCATAGAAAAAAGTAGTACCTTTTGTCTTATTTGCAAAAATATGATAAAATTAAATTTAGATTGGAGGAAATAATGCAAATAATTTACAAAAAGATTGATGATGTTATTCCATACGAGAATAACCCAAGAAAGAATGATGAGGCAGTTGACTATGTAGCAAAATCAATTAAGGAGTTTGGCTTTAAAGTTCCTATCATTATTGATAAAAATGGTGTAATTGTCACGGGGCATACTAGACTAAAAGCTGCAAAGAAATTAGGTATGGATGAGGTACCTGTTATACTAGCGGACGACCTTACAGAAGAACAGATTAAAGCTTTCAGACTTGCTGATAATAAGGTAGCTGAGTTTGCTGACTGGGATGATGACTTATTAAAGTTAGAACTTGATGACATCGACATTGATATGTCAGACTTTGGCTTTGTCTTTGGCGAAATTGGTATCGAGGGTAGCAACCCACTTACTGATGAGAAATATACAACAAAGGTTGAGATTCCACAATATGAAATAACTGGTGAAGAGCCACCAATCGAAGAACTTGTAGACTTAACAAAATCAAACGAGCTAATTGCTAAGATAGAAAAATCAAATGTTTCAGATGAGCAGAAGAAATTTCTTATTGAAGCTGCAAAACGCCACAGCGTATTTAATTATGCAAAGATTGCTGAATACTATGCTCACCAAGATAAAGAGATGCAAGAACTTATGGAAGATAGTGCTTTGATTATTATTGACTTCGATGATGCCATTAAAAATGGCTATGTACAACTAAGAAGTGAGATCTTAGGACTAGAGGAGCAAGATTATGAAGGCGACGAAGAATAAATTTGCTGTGTTTATCTTGTCTCACGGCAGAGCAGATAATGTCATTACTGTTAAGACATTACGAGACCGTGGCTACACTGGCGACATCTATATTATTATTGATGACGAAGATAAACAAGGACCAAGATACAAGGAACTATATGGCAACAAAGTAATTGTATTTAGCAAGAAAGATATGGATGGAACATTCGATATTGGCGACAACTTTAACGACAGGCGAGTAGTAGTTTATGCTAGAAACAAATGCCACGATATAGCTAAGTCGCTAGGGCTTGACTATTTCTTAGAATTAGATGATGATTATAATAGCTTTTGCTATCGCTACGAAGATAATGGAGCATTGCGAAAAATAGAAATCAAAAACCTAGATATATTATTTGAAAAGTGTATCAGATTCTTGGAAGTTTCTAATGCTCATGCTATTGCCTTTGCTCAGGGTGGCGACTACATCGGTGGTGTTGGAAGCACTGCTTGGCAACAAAAATTGCTTCGTAAAGTTATGAATACATTTTTTTGTAAGACTGACCGACCATTTCAATTTTATGGTAGAATTAATGAAGATACAACCATGTATACATTATTAGGCCAGCGAGGTTATTTATTCTTTACACTTGGTGATGTAATGGTGAATCAGATACAGACACAAGCCAATGCTGGTGGTCTAACTGATATTTACTTAGACAAAGGCACATATTATAAGAGCTTTTGTTCTGTAATGTTCTCGCCATCTTGTGTTAAAGTAAGCTCGATGGGTAATATATATCGTAGGATCCACCACAAAGTACAGTGGAATAACTGCTGCCCGAAGATTATTAGTGAGAAATATAAGAAAAAATAAAGGGAGGTGATATAGTGGCAAATAATCAACAAAACTTGATACCGAACTCCGAACGAACTAAGGAAGAAAGAATTGAGATAGCACGAGCTGGTGGTATTGCTTCAGGAAAAGCTAGAAAAGAGAAAGCCACTATGTTATCGACATTAAGAAAATTACTTGATGAAGAAGGCAAAAATGGTATGACATATCGTGAAATGGCAACGCTTGGGCTTATTAAGGGTGCTGTCAAAGGCAACGCTTTAAATTATAAAACTATAATGGAAACACTGGGCGAAACTAAGGGTGAAGACAACAGTAATGGTGTTCTTAATGACCTGGTGGAGGCATTAAAAAATGTCAAGAAAGATTGATGAATTATTAAATCCTAAGCAGATTGACTTTATGCTTTTTGATGATAAGCGTATTAACTTGCTAACTGGCTCAGTCCGTAGTGGTAAGACTTATGTTTCATTATTAAAGTGGGCAATATTTGTTGGCTTAATGCCAGAGACTGCCGAATTTATTATGGTAGGCAAAACCATTACAGCATTAAAAAGAAACTGCTTAGGGTTGCTCCAAGATTTAGTCGGCATACAGAATTTTACTTATTCGCTAAGCCAGAAACAAGCAAAGCTCTTTGGTAGAATAGTATGGCTTGAAGGTGCTAATGATGACAGAGCAGAAAGCAAGATTCGTGGTATGACGCTGGCTGGTGCTTATGTCGATGAGTTAACACAGATTCCAGAAGATTTTTATCGTATGTTGCTGTCTCGTTTGAGTGTTAAGGGTGCTAAGCTTTATGCAACTACAAACCCAGATGCTCCGAGTCATTGGGTTAAGCAAGATATTATTGATAATGATGAGATAGAAAAGAAAGTGTGGAGTTTTACTCTTGATGATAATGTTATTCTGAAAAAAGAGAACGAAGCATACTTTGAAAATCTTAAGAAAGAATATCAGTCGATGGGTGGAGTATTTTATGAGCGTTTTATCTTAGGTTTATGGGTACTTGCTGAGGGGCTGATATATAAACAGTTTGCAAATAACAATGACTTGTTTGTACGAGATGAGATTCCAAAAGATAATAACGGCAACAAAATAAATTTCTTAATAGTCTCAATAGGTATAGACTACGGTGCTACAAAAGGTGAGACAGAATTTAAAGCTACAGGTATAACTCAGTACTTTAAAGAAGCTTGGAGTATTGCTGAGAAGAAACTGGCTGGGCTGTATACTCCAGATGCTATTTACAATGAGTTTATTAAGTTTTATTATGAGGTCGTTAACGAGTATGGCAAAGTGACGCATGCATTTGGAGACTATGGCGCGTTAGGGCAGGTGTTAACTTATGGGTTAAATAAGAAACTACAAGAAAATGGAATTCCGTTATATGTGCAAGACTGTATCAAAGGCCAGATAATAGATAGAATTTATATGGACCAGATGCTATTTGCACAGGGCAGGCGTTTTATTTTGAAAAAGTGTAAATATTTAATTGAAGCATATCAACAAGCAGTATGGGATGATAAAAAACCAGACACTAGACTTGATGATGGCACTACACCTATTGATGATTTGGATGCAAGCGAATATTCTATGTTTCCATTTTATGATAAGTTAATGATGAATATAAGAGGAGGTTAAAATGTTTGATGATAGAAGATGGGTGACATTAAAGGATGGCAGACATATATTTATTTCAAAAAAAGATACAAATGATTATATAAATAGTTTAATAAAAGAAGAATACAAACGCAAAGATATTATCGCACCAGTGCATATAACTAAAGAAGAAAATGTAGAAAAAATAAAAAAAGAAGGTTTCGACTTATCAAAAGCTGGAAGTGCTGGTGGCTCTGCATACGGAAAGGGAGTTTATTTCGCAACAGGAAAAAACGAGAGTATGTTTTATAAAGTATATTTAAACAGTACTGGTGAAATAAGAGCGAATATAGATACAACTGGTTTTTTAGTCATTAATTATGGCTATTATGCATCAAGATTAAATGGTGAAAATAATGCATGGGACCGAGCTGCAAGTTTTTTAAAACCAAATGAGCAAAAACAATATAGAGATAATATAACTAAATTGACAGCAAGTGGGAAAGACTATTATGACATAAAGCAAGAAGCATTAATTCCTATATTAGAGAAAAATTACCCTGGTATAATTATAAAGCAAAATACACCAGCTTTTGATAGTTTAACAGGTGGTAATCAAATAGTTGTTTATGATACAAAACGAATAAAAATAAAGGAGTGATACAATGAAATTAGATGATTTTTTACAGAAGACATACGGCTATAATCCAGATGTCAAAGATGTCATCAAGACATATATAGAGCAATGGCGTAGCTGGTATAGGGGTAATGTAAGAAGTTTTCACAACTATTTTATCTATAATGGTGATAGAAAAGTAAAACAGCACAGATTTACAATGAATATGGCGAAAGAAATAAGTGAAGACTGGGCTGATTTATTATGGAGTGAAAAATGTGAGATCTCGATGGCTAATGATAAAGCTCAAGAACAATTTGATGAGTTAATTGAAACACTTGACTTTTACTCTATCATTAACCAGTCAATAGAAAAATCAGGTGCACTTGGAACTGAAGCTGCAGTTGTTAGTGTGTATGATATTATTCAAAATGAAGATAATATGATACTTGATGTATCTGAAGCTAAAACCAGAGTTGACTTAGTAGATATAGACTGGATCTTTCCACTAAGTTGGAATAACAAAGGAATAACTGAGTGTGCGTTTGGAAGTACTGAATATATAGATGGGCAAAAATATATAGTATTATCAGTACACAAACTTGCTGATAGTGGCAATTATATTATCTATAACCATTTATTTAGAGAAACAAATGGCAACTTAACTGAGATAACTACACAAGAAGGAACAATTAGTGAGTTTGATACGAAATCAGATAAGAAATGGTTTGCAATATTTAAGCCATTACTTACTAACAATTTGTTTGATAACTCGCCTTTTGGAATTCCACACTATGCTAATGCTATTGACAATATGAAAGCTGTTGATATTTGCTTTGACGCTTTAAAGAATGAAATAAAAGATGGCAGAAGAAGAACATTTGCAAGAGCTGAAATGTTTAACTATGATAATGGCGAGCAGAAGCTTGTTTTTGACCCAGAAGACACTACGATTTATCAGTTGCCAAAGGGAGCTGGTAAAGATGACTTGATACAAACAGATAGTGATGATTTAAGAACTGACAAGCAGATAGCAACATTAAATACAAACCTTAATGTTTTAGGCAATAAGGTTGGCTTTGGTGAGAATCATTATCACTTTGATGGAACTAACTTGTCAACAGCAACAGCGGTTGTAAGTAGCAACTCAAAGATGTTTAGGCGTAAAAAGAAGCTAGAGATAGGTTATGAAAGTGCTATCTATGACTTAGTCAATGCTATATGTTATGCTTCAAGTGAATTCGGCCAATATAATATAGATACAGAAGATATGGTAATTAAGTTTGACGATAGTATCATTGAAGATAAAGAAACTGAAGCCAACAGAGCAATGCGTGAAGTTAGTGCTGGTTTGCTAGGCAAAGTGGAATATCGTGAAAAGATCTTTGGTGAAACTGAGGAAATAGCTAAGCAAAAAATAGCTGATATAAAAGCAGATGATCCAAGCATTGATGATTTACTTGGAACAAAAAATAAAGGTAGTGAAGAATAATGAAGTTAGAAAAGTTTGAATGGTCACATGATGGTCTTATCATTGATGGGAAAAAATATGGTGCTTGTATAACTAAGTTAGAACTTGAAGACGCGACAATAAAACTTTACATTAGTCCATTATGTAAAAAGTTTGATAAATTAAAATTAGAACCACCATTTGATGATATGTCTAATCCACAAGAATTGATTAAATATGAAAATATAAGAATAATTGAGGATGGTGAAGAATAATGAAGTTAATAGTACAACCACATAAAATAATTTTAGATAAAGAAGAAGCAGTTAACGAAAAAGAAATTGACATCAGTAAATGTAGATTTGAGTTTGCTGAAGAAATAACTGATGACTATGTAAAGGAAGCATACTTTACACTAGGCAATGAAACATATAAACAAATAATTGTTAATAATGAGTGTAGTATACCTCAAGAAGTGTTAGTTAAAGAAGGTACAGTTGAAGTTGGTGTTGTAGCTTATTTAGTTGAAAGCGAAGAAGAAATAAAGAGATACAACCCAACACCAGTATATTTTAAAACTGATATAGGTTCTTTAAAAGATGCTGAAAATAGCGAGCCAATAACTCCAAGCGAAATGGAACAATATGAGCAAGCATTACAAGATGGGCTAGTGCTAGTCAATAGTAAATTAGATTCAGTTGATGACGCCATTACAAAAGCAAATACATTAGATCTAGACGCAAGTAAATCTGGAACAACAACAACAGTGACCATTACTAAAAAAGATGGTACAACAAAGCAAGTAGAGATACTCGATGGTGAAAAAGGTGAACAAGGTGATAGGGGGCCTCAAGGAATACAAGGACCACAAGGTTTGACTGGTCCACAAGGACCACAGGGGATTCAAGGGCAAACTGGTGCTACAGGTGCTACTGGTCCACAAGGTCCTGCTGGAAGAGATGGTCAACCAGGTAGAGATGGTTATATGCAATATACTGCTGGCACAAATATAACAATAGAAAATGGAGTTATAAGCTCAACTGCTAGTGGGGGTACAACTGATTATTCAGATTTATCTAACAAGCCAAAGATAAATAATGTAGAATTAACTGGAAATAAAACAACAAGTGATTTAGGTTTAGTTGATAAAAATTATGTTGATGGTTTAGTAGGAGACATAAACACAGTACTAGATACAATAAATGGTGAGGTGATTTAATGGGAACTACGAGTGAAAAATTAACATACCTTAATGAAACCAAACGCCAAATCAAAGAGACAATCAACTTTGCTGGTGGAACACTAACTAACGAGACATTTAGGCAATACCCAGAGAAGTTATATGATAAATACCTAGACATATTAAAAGATGATGGTGCAGAATTATTTGCAAGTTTACCAAAGGCAACAGGAAGTGGTACAAGCATATCATTAAATAATACTGCCAATACAAGAATGGACATAGGTTTAGCACCAACTTTGTTAAATACAGAAGATTTTACACAAGTGGAATATTTACAAAGTACTGGTGTTGGTGAATATATTGATACTGGGTTTAAGCCAAATTCAAATACTACTTTTGAATTGGATTTTCAATTTGTAAGCTCAAATTATGAATATGACCCAATGCCTATATTTGGTGAAAGAGATACTGACAGTGGCAGTAATAGAAAGGTCGCAATATGGGTAAATAAAAATAGTAAGCAAGTTGCTTTAAATTTCGGTACTTATGATAGTGGTTTTATAAGTAATACTGATACATCAGCACGACATATAGTATCTAATAATAATGCTACTTTATATTATGATGGCACAGCAATAGCGTATGGCTCAACACAAACGTTTTCAACATCGCCTTACACAATGTATATGTTTGCATTACACGAGGAATATTTGTCTTATAGAAATCAAATAACGAGGATTTATAGTTTAAAATTATATGACAATGGTACATTGGTTAGATACTTTATACCATGTTTAAGAAATAGTGATAATAAACCTGGCATGTATGATATGGTTAATAGTAAATTTTATACTAATCAAGGTAATGGTGAGTTTGTTTATGGTGAATTAGCAACAATTGAGAATCCAAAATACCCACAAGTGATACATGGAATAAGAGAAGCTAATGAAATAGTAATATCTAATAGTGATAATACACAAAGTCAAACACTACCATTGCATTTAGATGGCATGGATCTAACATATTGTAAAATTGGCAATTATTCTGATGAGTTCTATTTAGCAACTGAAAGTGATACTACATTACAAAAGGGTAAATGGTATCTAAAACAAAATATAAGCAAATTAAGATTAACTGGCTCTGAATATACATGGTCGTACAATTCAACATATCAATATTTTCAATTATCAAATACATCTCTTATAAAAGGAAAATCAGATATAGGAACTGCAATATGTACTGGCTTTCCTGATTGTAGAATTGGAAATACTAGTCGTGTATTATGGCTATTTGATTATAACAACTATTTTGGCGGTAATACGACCACATTTAAAACATGGTTAAGTACTCACAATCTTGTAGTTTATTATATACGCAATACTCCAATATATACTTTACTAAACGATACACTACAAGAAGAACTAAATAATATAAAGAAAGCACTATCTTACGACACACAAACTAACATAAGCCAAGTAAATAATGACTTACCGTTTGTGATTAGTGCTAGTGCTATAAGACAATACTTTTTAAACGATGAGCCAGAATAAAGAATATCAATTATATAATAAAAAAAAGAATTGAAAGGAGGGTTGATTTATGATTTCTATGTTTACAAAAAAAGATGATACTGTTGAATTAAGAGGATTATCAACTGATGAAAAGCCAGTAAATGTTGGCAATGGGTCAATTTATATAGAAATTGACACAGGAAAAATATTAATGTTTGATGCAGAAAATAAACAATGGAAGGAGATATAAAATGGACATATTAAGTTATAAACTAGGAAAAAAATCAGGTGGTAGTGGCCAAGATTGGAGTGAATTAGGGTACAGTACCCCACCACAAAGTCTAAACGATGCTTATGAAATAGCACAAAGAATTAAAAACGATTGGCAAAGCGACTCGAGATTATCTGATATAGGAAGAGATGTTATTATTTGCCCACTTGTTGACACAAGTTCTAAAACAAGTTTTTATTATTTTGCTGCTAATTGTTATTCATTACTTGAAGTACCTTTACTTGACACAAGTAATGTCACGACAATGAGTAATGCTTTTTATGGTGCTCAAGGATTAAGAACAATACCTGTATTTGATGTAAGTAAAGCGACTCAAATGGCTTCTATGTTTCAAGGTTGTGCGAATTTGACCAATGAAAGTTTAAATAATATTTTAAAAATGTGTATAAATGCAACTGCCTATACCGGTACAAAAACATTATCGACACTTGGTTTTAATAATACACATCAGCCAAAAACAAAAATTCAAGCACTACCAAGTTATCAGGATTTCTTAGATGCTGGTTGGACTATTGGCTACTAAAAACAAATAGGAGGTGTTTCCTATGCTATCAGATGAAGTGATAGATAAAGTAATTGAAAGATTAGTCGTTCGTATGGAACAAGCTAATGAGTATGTATTGGATGAAATAGGCAAGAGTATCAAAAAACTTGGTACTCTTTCGCCTAGTAAAGCTCAGCAATTGATCCAGATTCTAAAATATGGTGGCGATTACAAAAAGATAACTCGCAAACTAAAAGAAATAACAAAACTAAATATACAAGATATTGAAGCTATATTTAAAGAGGTTGCAAAGAATGATTATGAGTTTGCTGAGCAGTTTTATAAATATAGGAATAAAAGATATATACCTTGGGATGAAAATAAACAACTACAAGAGCAAGTAAAAGCATTAGCTAAGATAACAGCAAAAGAATATGCTAACTTAACTAAGACACTTGCTTTTGCGACCGTTGATAAAGGTAGAATAAAATATACAGAGATCTCTAAGATGTATCAAAAGCTACTTGATGAAGCTGTATTAAATGTAGGCCAAGGTAAAGAAACATTTGACAGTGCTATGTATAGAACTTTAAAACAACTTGGCGAAAGTGGAATTCGTACAGTTGATTTTGCTAGTGGAAGAAGTATGAGTGCTGATAGTGCAGTTCGTATGCAGATGAAGGGTGCATTGAGAAATATGCATAACGAGATCCAACAACAATTTGGTGAAGAATTTGATTCTGATGGCGTAGAAATATCAGTGCATCTTAACCCAGCTCCTGACCATGAGCTAGTACAAGGTAGGCAGTTCTCTAATGAAGAGTTTGAGAGATTCCAAACAGACCAAGACGCAGTGTCTTATGATGGCATAGAGTTTCCTGCTGTATCTTTAGAAACAGGCCACGATAGGCGTTCGATAAGCCAATATAATTGCTACCATTATGTATTTAGTATTGTACTTGGAGTTAATAAGCCAAATTATAGTAATGAGCAACTGCAAGAAATAATAGATAGTAATAACAAAGGTTTTGACTTTGAAGGCAAGCATTATACTATGTATGAGGGCACACAGCTACAAAGAAAGCTAGAAACAGAAATAAGGAAGCAAAAAGACACACAGATTTTAGCGAGGGCTAGTGATAATGACAAGCTAATTTATGAGAGCCAAGAAAAAATAACTCAGTTAACAAATAAATATAAAGATCTATCGGAAGCTAGCAAACTACCTACATCATTAGATAGGGCTAGAGTTAGTGGGTATAGGAGAGTTAATGTTGATTTATCTAAAGAAAAAACTTGATAAAAAAAAGTAAATATGATATAATATTTTTGTTGGAACATTTGAATCCATATATTCTCCATACTATGAGCATAGAAATATGCTCATTTTTTTGTGTAAAATGATAAAAAACACTTTACATTTTTGTTATAATATAGTAATATTATTATAACAAAGGAGGTAAAGATGAAATTAACAAAGAAAGAAAAAGAAATAATCAGGCAAGACATCATAGATCTAGGTTTTCTTATAGATAAATATTCTAAAGAAAACAAATTTGAAAAAGCTAGTGAGTGTTTAAAAGAAATGCAAGAATTACAAAAGAAATTAAAAGGAGAATAAAATGAAGAAAAAACTAAATTATTGTAAAGTCGGGGTATTGGTAATGATGTTAGTACAAATAGGGCTGTTAATATGGGTTGATAAAGATTTAGTAAAAACAAATCTAAATGTATGGAGGTTATGTATTGCATCAGTAATGTTTATTCCTATTGATGTTATATATATTTGCACTAAGCAAACAAGAAAGGTTAAAAAGAGATGAGATTGTGGCATTATAAATTGATACCAGTATTACCTAACAAAATGTTAATATCACAGTGGCGAGAATGCATCGCTATTAAAAGGCAATGGGAAAAAGGAACACTGAAACATCCACTTGTTAGTTATGTTAAAGAACATAAAAAAGATATATTTTATATGTATGTTGAAATGGTCGTTAATGAATTAGATAAAAGACATATAAAATATAAAAAGCAATATGTAAAAGAATTATTAAACTTTTCAAAAGGAGATTTTAACGGATTAGCAGTATTTTACAAATACCCAGAACACAATACAAGATACTTAGAGCAATGTTATTATAACTTACAAGAAAAATATGATAGAGGAATTATTACATCAGAAGAATGGAACAAAATAAATAAGGAAGGAGATTTGAATTTTTATGAATAAATATGGTTTTAGAGATGATTTTGATTTTAATAATAGATTTGATTTAAAAACAGAAGTTGGTGATTATATAGTATCAACTGTTGATTTAGGAATAGATCATAGTTTTGGTGATGGCCCACCATTATATTATGAAACAATGATATTTAAAAAAGATAAAGATGGTAAAATTGTTTTTGGTGGTGAATTTGACTATCAAGAAAGATATACAACTGAAGAACAAGCAAAAATAGGACATAAATTAGCTATTGAATATGTAAAGGGGGCAAAAGATGCCAAAATTTAGCAAGCAACATTATATTACAAATAATGGTGAAAGAAAAATAAATTGCTATCACATAAATATATCAAGATTTGTTGTTGAAGATTCTGGAATAAAAGATACTGATGAATTGAAGATATACTCTAAAGATGGTAAAATAATTATTGAAAAAAAGGGTTAATTAAAGGTTGTTATTATTTATAAAGGAGAATAGTAATGATAATAAAGAATAAGGAACTAAAAAAGATGCTGAAAGAAAACGGAAGGCAGTATACATTAACAATGTATGCGAATAGATTTTTCCACATGACAGGTAAGCAACTTGATTATGTATTAAATTATGGAGGTAATAAATGCAGAAGAAGAAACCAATCAAAAATGTAAATATACAGTGTGAAAAATGTGGCTATTGTAATCATAAGGAATATGTACAATATTCTGGAGTATGTCATTTATGTGGTAATATACTAGATGACAAAGCATATTTTAAGCAACAAATGAATAAGAAAATGAGATTGTGGCGTGGTGAAAAATTTAAAAGCTGGAGCTACAATAAAGATAGATAAAAAAGAGACAAGTGCTATTGTCTTTTTTCTTACTTTGTATTATAATTATATTATCAATAAAAAGGAGTAAGAGATATGCAACAAATTTGGGTAGCCGTTGTTAGTGGTTTATGTGTAGCTATACCTTCAGTAATAGCGACATTATCGAGTAATAAGAGGAACAATGATTTAGTTATTTACCGAATTAATGAGCTAGATGAAAAAGTGCAAAAGTATAATAATCTAAAGGACAGAATGATAGTTGCTGAGAAAGATATTGCCACAATAAAGAACGAAGTGAAAGAAATAAAGGCACATTAGTGTCTTTTTTTATTTACAAATAGATCTCATTGTTTTATAATACATAGCTACTAAAGGAGGTAAGTATGAAAAGAAATGAATATTATTTTGATTATACTGATGAAGCACTACAAAATATTTTAAAAAGTAATATATTAAGAAATAGAGATAAAAAAATATTACTTAAATTAGTTGAAGGCAAAACAGTAAGTAAAATTGCTGAAGAATCAAATTGTTCTTATAGAACTATATGTAATAGGAGAAGAGATATATTCAATGCTACTAAAAAATTTATGAATTATAAACATCGTCAGAATAAAAGAAATAATAAAAACAATGATGGGTTTAAAGTATATATATTAACATTTCCAAACAATAAAGTATATATAGGTATTACAAGTCAAAAAGAAGCTAAAAGATGGAATGATGGCAAAAATTATATAAGTAATAAAACTATGTATAATGATATTATAAAATATGGTTGGAATAATATAAAAAAGGACATAGTATATAGATTTTTAACTGAAAAAGAAGCACTTGAAAAAGAAAAAGAACTTATTATTCATTATAAAAGTCATTTAAATAAATATGGCTATAATAAAAAATTTTAATTTTAAATATGGAGGAAATATGAAAAAAGAACACTTTTATTATGATATGCCAAAAGAAACATATAATTATATTACAAATGGAAATCTTTTAAGAGAAAGTAAAAAAGAAAAAACTATACTAGATATGTGCTTGTTAGGCAAAACAATTAAAGAAATATCTAATGCTACAGGGTATAGTACAGCCACAGTTTCCAATAGAAAACGAGATATTTATAAAAAAATATATAATTTTTTTTAAATCGTTTATTTATAATAATTTATAATAATTTATAATAATTTATAACAATTTATAATATAATTTTTTAATGTTTTATATATAATAGCCATCATAGAGAAAGAATTTGATAATATTTTGATAATATTAACGAGATTCCAAACTGTATATTGAAATGGGTGATGAGTTATTAAGAAAGAACTAAGCTCAATGCAGATTTTCAGCGATTTCGTGAGCAAAACTATATTAAATGATAATGAAATTGATGTACTTACTAGATATATCAAAGGCGAGACTATTATTAAAATAGCTAATGAGACAGCACAAAGTACTGCCACAATATCAAGATTGATCTCAGAACTAAAAGAAAAGTATCAAAAATATAGAGATTATGAAGTTGCAAAACTGATATTACTGCAAAGAAATAAATGATGAAAAAGCGATAATTTTTATCGTTTTTATTTTGGTATGATTTAGTTATGAAAGGAGATAAAGTGTGAAGAATAAAACCTTCAATAAAGCTTGTCTCTTTTCATTTTTTATAG